CCAAAGAGCGTCTGTGATACATACATAGTTAAGCATGCTACCAATGAAACGTCCTTTTGTGTCACCATCAGCAACGTACTGGTGATCAGCCGCTGCCGGGATGTCTAGTCCAAGTGTTGCACCTGCGTTAGTAGCAACTACGCTACCAACGTTGTCCTTATCAATTACGATAAGAGCGCCTTGTAGTACGTCTGCACTAGTTGCAGCATTAACAGTAAATGTGTTTGAAGTAACAGTTGTTCCAATGTGGAAACTGTACTCTAAACCTGCTGTTGCTGCTGGTAGTGTTACTACACAACCTGCTGCACGGTTAATAGTAAAAATACTACCTGACTGTGCAACTGTTGGTGCTAGTGTTGCGGCAGTATTTGCCACAATGTTTCTTTTATATGAGAGTGTTAGACCAACACCGCCTGCTGTACTACCGTCAGAGATAAAGAATTGATTGGTTGAATCATCGAAGAATAAATCTCCATCTTTACCTGTATGACTAGCAGTTGCAAGGGTAATAGCCTTACCTCTTAGTACTCTAGTTGTCATTCCTCTTCTCCTTCAAGTTCACGACTTATGAAAATGAGATGTTTGACATCGCCACTTCACCAACATAGTCACCTGCGTTACCAAGTGAAGACGCTGTGTTTGATAGTTCAATATAACCATAACGTGTCATGAATGATACGACTGGCTCGAATGTTGAAGGATCAAGCACTGTGCCACTTGACATTAGCGGAACGTATGGGCAATAGAATGCTGCCGCATCAGTTTCACTTGAGCCTTTGTAGCCAACTAGTACTGCAGTACTGTCTGCTGCATATGAATCAACATATACACGCATTGCACCGTTAAGTGTACCTACGAACTTAGTGTTTGTTGGTGCCTCAAATGTGCCTTCTGTTGTACGAGCAAATGCACTTGTTGATGCACTTTGTAGCACTGTTAGTGCCTCAGGTGATACAACTGCATAGTTACCTGCACCACGACGTGTGCGCTGTGCAATCTTGTTTGCTGTACGGTTGATTAGAACTGCAAGAGCTGCATGCTCGTCACCAACGTAAGTTGCTGTACCACTAACAGTTGACTGATTGAAAGTCTCTTCTGTTGCTGCTAGTGAACGAAGTGAACCAAGAACTTCTTGGTCGATCTCAGCAGTGATCTCTTGTGCAAGAGCTGCCATGATTTCAGCTTCGACATCAATGCCGTGCATTGATTGTGCGTCTTGGGCTGCTTCAAATGTCCAGCGTGCCTGTAGCTTACGAGTTTTTGCTTCAACTGGCTGCTTTAGGATCTGGATACTTAATGCACGACCGCCTGTACCTTCTTTAGCTGCTGTCGGGTCACCTTTACCTGTAGTAAGCGAGCCTGAATATGCTGTAGCAATTTTAAATGGTGAAAGAGCTTCATCACCTGCAATTGTATCTGTATCAAATGGTGAACTTGCAGTTGAGTTAGCTGCTTCAGCATAACGTACACGAAGTGTATGAATCTGACCAACTGGTCCCTGCATTGGCTGCACACCAACGATTTCGTTTGCAATAACTGTAGGCATTACACGACGGATAACTGGTAGAATTACGCGGTTAAGTGTTGCGATGTTGCCTGAAGCAGAAGCACCTGATGTAGCTGCCTCTTTCAAGTATTTGCGAGTGTTTTCTAAAACAACACTCATGCTGTTGCGGCGATTACCTTCTAGACCTTCAAGAAGTGCGTCTTTGGTATCATCCCAACGGCTTTCTAATAGTACGTCTGACATTAATTGTCTCCTCTGTTGTACTTTATTTTGTTAAGCCAGCAAGTTTGCGGATGTCAACGATATTATCGTTTCCTTCTTCCACTTGGACTGTTTTTTGTTCTTTGTTACCTGTTACTTCTGTACGGCTTTCAACAATAGTCTCTTTTTTAGATTCTTTAATTGTTGATTTACCGTCCAGCACTGCTGGTAGATAACGATCGAAAGCAGGCTTCAACTTTGAAGTCTGTACGCTCTCGAGTAGGTCAGTCATAATTGCTGCCTTATCTTTGTTGAGTGGCTTAAGGAGTGTGTTTAGTGTTTCTTTACGCTCTACACCCTCATTAATCAAAGCAATTTCTTGCTCTTTACTCTCAACGATCTTAGATTTTTCTTCAAGACTTTCATTGACTTGTGCAACTTCTTCAGTAGCCGATTGGACTGCTGCTTCTAGTTCTTTAATCTTTTGATTTTCGTTTAAGTGACTTGATGAAAATTCTGTAGCAAAAGTTTCGAAGATTTTACGTCCGAAAGTATTCTCTTTTGCGATTTGAATATCTTCTTTAAGTTGATTCATTTCACCTTTTAGATAGCCGGTTACTGCTTCATTAACAGCTTTACTTGTGTGCTTTACAAACTTCTCTTTGAGATTTGCAAACTGCTCACGAGCTTCTTTAACCAATCTTACTTTAGTTTCAACAACATCGTTACGATCTTTTTGGAAGTCTGAAATTTCTTCAGAAAGCTGTGAAGTAACAAACTCTTCAAGTTTTGCAACTAATGCTTGCTGATCTTGTCTTTCTGACTTTAGTTCCTTAATTTCTTCAGATAGTGTTTTTACTAAAAACTGATCAAATGTGCCGCTTGCTTCCTGCATTTTTGCAACAAACTTAGCACGGTCTTCAGAGATTGCTTTACGCTCTTCAGCGATCGCTTGTATCTCTGTAGTAAGACCTTCTGTAACCATACGATCTAAGGCTTCAACCATAGTAGATTTATCATGCTCATAGCGTTGTGCAAACTCCTCGCGAAGTTCTGCAGTAACCTGTGTACGAGTTTCGTTCATCTTTGCTTCCCATTGTTCGGCAATTTCTGAGCGAGTTTCTTCATTCACGAGGTCGCTATCCAATAGTGGTTTGATAGCATCTAGCATTTTGATCTCCTAGATCTTTAAGTCCCTGATAAGTCGAGTCATCTCTTCTCTCAGGTATTTTTGTACTTTAGCATCGCCGTTTGCTTCACGAGCCATGTTAAGCACTTTATGCCCCCCACGCATATTAAGTAGTCCTTCGTAAATCGCTACTGGATATGCATTTGGTGCACTGGGTTGTGCCACAACGTCAACTGTGACAATTTCAAAATCAGCAACTTGACCACTGGATTCATTTACGTTTCCACTGCCTCTGCTACTCACTCCTAAATTTACTCCACCTTGAATCATTGTTTTCACAAGTTGACCCATTGGTGTTTCAAGAATCTTTAATTTACCATACCCATTAGGTCCATCCATCCACATACTTTCAATCATATGCGATACTCGATCAAGGTTAATTTTGAGATCATCTGGATGGTCAACTTCACCTAAAACGCTTTGTCCGCTTTTTAGTTGCTCGTTGATGGTACTGACTGCATTAGTAATTTCAGAGACAGGGTAAACACGCTTGTTTGCGTTCTCTACCCCGCCCTGGATACAAATGCCTTTCATGTAGAGATCCTTGCCGCCATTAGAATTTTCTGTTGCTTCATACACAACATTTGCTTCTTTAAACGTTAGGTTTTCTCTCAAGTACAACATAGAAATTATGCTTTACTCATTGTGCTGCCTCTTGGATCGGCAGCGTCTGTTTGTGTTGTTGATGTTGGTGTACTTGCACCTGACTCTTCGCCTGAGCTCATAGCCGCTTTTGCATCTGATGCCGGCTTCTTCGGATCTTTCATTGATGCTTTGTTGATGCTTGCTTCCTCACCAGTTACTGGCATTGGAGCTTTTTCTGTGTACTCACGAACCATTTCATCAGCTTCTTCTTCTACTGATTCCATTTCTTCGTCATCATCGTCACCTTCTTCGTCGCCCATGTCCATATCCATGTCCATTTCTGGCTCCATGTCCATATCCATTGCGTCGCCGTCGTCAGCATCGTCTGCACCCATTAGTGCTTCAAACTCTGCTTTCAATTCGTCTAGAGCATCTTCTAGATCTACAACACGGTCTTCCATGTCGTCATCGCCTTCATGCTCATCTTCCATTGATAGACCTTCTTCATCAGCTTCGATGTCGTCAATCATATCATCAGCAGCATCGCCGCCTAGTTCTGCTTCGTCAAAATCTGACTCTTCAATTTCTTCTTCACTTTCTTCAACTGCATCTTCTTCTACTTCTGCAGTTTCTTCAACTTGATCCTCATCTGTGAGACCCTCATAGATGTCACGTGATTTTTCAACCACGATCTCATGGAACAAATCTTTTGCGCCCTGCTCATCTTCTGCGATAAACAGTTCNATCAATTGCTCAAATTTNTNTGTCATTTGTNTAACTCCTATATTCATAAGGCATTTGTAGTTTTATTTAGTGTTTATGAATGATATAGGATTAAATGCATACTTTTTGAGCCAAAAAATAGACTATAAGATTTTTTGGAATTATGCTGCTGGAGCCGGAGCAAATTGACGCCTAATCTCTTTAATAGACTCTTGATACTCTGCTGCTTTAAGGTCACTTAGTTTGCGAAGTTTGCTAAGTTGTTCAAGTGTAAGACGTGTTTTGCGAGTATCAGTTTTCATAGCAGCACTGCTATCCTGATACTGCTTATCATCTTCTTGCTTTTTATTGTCTAGTTCAAATAATAACATAATAATATTTATGCTTCTGGTGCCGCTGCAGGTACACTACCTACTGGACTTACATCACCAGTTGCGCCTGCTTCACCTGCACCGCCTTCTTCGCCGCCGCCGTCTGCAGCTACGTCACCTTCTGCAGGTGGAGCCTCTGGTTCAAATGCATCCATGTCTGCTTGAATGCCGCCTGTGGTTACACCAACGCTACGCATGCTAGGTAGTTCACTTTCAACACTAATGTCTTGATTTTCTTCGCGCCATAGTTTGCTGTTCTCAGCCATTTCTTCCTCAGTCATGCCTAAGTAACGTCCCATAAGAAAACGCTTGCTCATGTATGGATAACCTTCTAGTGCTTGGAATGTATTAATTCTAGCACTGTCCATTTCAGTTTCACGGTAACTAGCAAAGTTTTGTGGCTCATTAAAGCGTAGTTCAAATGTACTATTGTCAATTTCAACACCGCGCCACTTTAAGAACATTTTAAATTCTCTGTCAAACGTAGCAGCAATAAGACGCTGTAGTCTCATGCAGTATTCGTTAAAACGCTTTTCTTGGATCATCGCTGTACCAACACGACCATCATTGTATGAACTAGGACTATCTTCGAATCCAGTTGGCAAGTAACTGCTAGGTATACGCAATCCACGGAATAATTTGTTAGTAAAAAACTTTAAGTCGTCAATCTCACCGAGGTTAGTACCGCCTGGCAGTGTATCAACTTTACTTCCTCTGCCTTCTGCGGTTTGTGGAAAAAAGTAATCTTCGTTTGTACTGAGTGGATTATATGTTGTATCCATGATGTTAGTACCGCCACCAGTTTTACTAGGAATGCGTCTTTGGTGTATTTCGTTTTTTACACGCTCAACAAAGCTCATAGCCATATGACTAGGCATGTTGCCTACATCAATATAGAATACTCTGCGCTCCGGAGCACGTTGAATACGATAAATGATAATTGCATCTTCAAGCAATTCTTTTTGCTTGTATACTTTAAACACTTGTTCCAGTATACTATTTCCAAAGGGCCAGTTAGGATCAAGCCCTTCTGTTAGACTAGCGTGTACAATGTGTTCTGCTTCGATCGCTTTTTCATTTAGCGCACGATCAAAACGTCCTTGCGCACTACTTCCGCCACTGCCATCATACAAGTTACTAGGCTGTATGTAACCCCTATTTTTATACAGATCTCCTTGATTTCCATGGTCACCGTATGTACTTGCTGTTACTGTAAGATTTTCAAAGTTAGGATTAATGTCTTTGATTATATACTGTTCAGGCTTTTTTCCTTCACTTTCGTTAACAATAATTTTTGTAACCTTGTTCATTTCACTGTAGTACAATTGGAAAGTTTCTGGATCACGAATGAATACTTGATCTCCGTACTTTAGTGTATTACGGAAAATTTTAAACAATCGCATGGAAAAATCGTTTACATTATTCCAATTAGTGAGCTGCTTTTTAATAATGTCAATTTCACTTTCAGTTGGTGTTTCGTTAAAGTGAATATCGAATCCTGTACCATTCTCAGTGTTTGTTTGTGTACAAAACTCAGCAAGAATATCCAGTGCAGCGTTAATTTCACTGTCAATGTCCATAGTTTCATACTGACCATAACGTTCAGTACGATTAGGATGTCCTGAATATACCTCAGGCAAACTACTTGAATAATGACTGTACTTGGTACCGTCAGTTCCATTGCCGGCTGTATTTGTTAAAGGACTAGCGTCCTTAACTAATGTGAAATGTTTTTTCCAACTCATAACTTATATTAACACCTTATTGCGTATTTACCTAAATTTTTAATTGCTTCGGAGTTCTCTGACGATCTCAACAGTTTGATTTTTTATTTGGCTACTTATTTGCGCTAATGCAGTAACCGTAGCAGGATCACTTGTTACGATAGGTGCAGTTACATTTGCAGTTGCAGCTTCTGTGCCAGGTGTTCCGAATTCACCTGTTGCACCAATACGGTAATCATCATCATCAGCAAAAGTTTGCGTTGTTTGTGTAGCAGTACTAGCATCCGGAGTATTAGTTGTACGATTGTTAGCTATGTCAGCCATTTTATTTGTCAAATCTGGTAAGCCTGTAATTAATCCTGCTAGGGTTTTTACGGGCCATGCTGTAAGGGAAGCAAGTGTTCCGCCAAAATCACTTTTCATTAGATCGGTTACTGCTTTGCTTACAGCTTGTTGAGCCTCCTGTGTGGATTTTGCTATGTCAGTCATTGCTTTTGTTGCTGCTGTACCTGACTCAGATAACTTTTCCATATCTTTTTGCACATTACTAAACACTTCTGCGCCTGCTTGTGTGGATTGTCGTTGCAGTGGCAAGAACTGTTTCTCATAGGCATTAACAAATGCACCACCTACACCTAGTATACCAAGTTTAACTGTATCTGCAGCGGCTGCAGTGTCTCGTTGTATCTCGGCTGCATTTGTTTCTAAGTTACGATATATGGCAGTCACTTGTTCTTCAGGCGCAACATCGTTTGCAATATTTCTTACACCCTCGAGAACAATCTCACCTGCCTTACCTGCTGCTTGTGCTGCTAGTATTCCTTCGGCACTGACTGTGTCACCAGTAACAATAGTTTCTTTAATAGACTGAGCAAGATGCGGAAACTGGGTAATAAGTGCTTCCATTTCTGTGCGTTGCTTTACACTCATTCCTGATATTGCCGCCTGAAATGCTGCGTCAGTTCGTGCTTGTTTTTGTGCTGCTTTTTGTTGTTCTACTGTTTGTCCGTTAATTGCTGCTAACATTTTTTGTTGCTTGGCTAGTCTTGCTGTGCCTGCTGCTACTTGATCTGCTCTAAGTGCCATTTGACCAAGACTCATTCCACTCAATTGTAGTGTTTCCATGTATTCAGCAGTTGCTATACCCTGCGATTCATAGTCCATGCCCATACGCAACATTTGTTCACCAAAACCACTTATAAATGCACTGTTTGCTTTACCAAATGCACTTGCACCCTTGGTAGTTTGTCCACCGAAACTTGCCATAGATGCTCCTGTTTTACTAAGCACACCATTAAACTGATCCAGCGTAAGTCCACTGCCGTTGGCTGCATCTCTAAATGCTATTAAATCTCCGCCCAGTAGTGCACCTGCTTTTTGTGCAGTGTTAAACGATCCCACAGTTTTACTGAGTGCGCCAATAAACGCTCCGCCTAGCATTGCAGCGGCACCAATACCTGCTTTGGCTAGAGAACCTAATGCACCTCCTATAATAGGAACAGCATTTCCTGCTGCTTCTGCAACAGATCCTGCAACGCCTCCTATAGTGGTTATAAGGCTTTGACTGAATGCAAAAGGATCTGCACTAGCAAAGTTGCTGCTCATAGAAGTCATACCGCGACTAAAATCTTGACTTGCTTGATTATACATTCTAGCAGCTCTAGCACTGTCATATAATCCAGCACTGGCTACACCTGCTGCACTGCCTAGATTTTGCGCTTCACTAGCTGCCTTACGATCTGCTGCAGCTTTTTGATTTGCTTCTTGTACTCCAGCCGCACCGCCGCCGCCTCTTTGACCTTCAAGTATGGAGGCAATGCGCTGCAGTGTGCTTTCTTCTGCTGCATTGTTTAATTCTATAGGTTGACCACCAAGATCACCAAATACTGCCATTGTTTTTTCTACCAGTTATATGCGTATATAAATACTGCATACTATTTATTATGTATTTACCTGGAGAAAAACATGGCTGACGTGCCCGACACATTTTCAATGAACATGGAACCAAATCCATTAAACCAATACCTAAGACAACCTGCTATTCATTTAAAGTTGCCTAGCGGCGGAGAATACTGGCCCATGGGTGCATTGGAAATGCCAATAACCGGTGAAGTTCCTATACTACCAATGAGTACTAGAGACGAAATTGTGCTGAATACACCCGATGCACTTATGAACGGACAAGGTGTTGTGGACGTTATACATAGTTGTGTACCTAACATTAAAAATGCTTGGGCAATGCCTGCTATGGATCTAGACGCAGTGCTTATCGCAATCAGGATAGCAACATACGGTGAAAAAATGACCTATTCATCAACATGTCCTAAATGTCAGCACATAGATGAATACGAAATGGATCTTAGACAGTTTTTAGATCTAGTAATTGATATAAACGCATACAAGACTGCAATTGAATTTAAAGGCATGCAGATGTACCTAAAGCCTGTAGATTTTAGAACTATCAACTTACAAAATTTAGACCAGTTCGAACAGACTAGATTAGTGACAGTAATCAACGACAGCACTCTTAGTGAAGAAGATAAACAAATAAGATACTATGATATATTTAAAAATATGACTCGTTACACTATAGGAAATATAGTAGGAAGCATTGCCTATGTAGTAACACCTGACGGAAAACGTGTAGACAACGCACAACATATTGCAGAGTTTGTTGAAAATGCTGAAAGCATGCTATTTAAAACACTGCAATCCGGACTTGAAAGTATTAATGAAAAAATACCTAAAAAGAATGTAATGAATACTTGTAGCGAATGCAGTCATGAATACGAAGTTCCATTTACGTTTGACCAAGCAAATTTTTTCGCATACGCCTCTTAGCTCTTAGCAACAGCGAGATCGAACTAATGCTTGCTGACTATGATAAAGAAGTTAAGAGGCTTAAACAACACATTGCCAAATTATGTTGGTACATGAGAGGCGGAGTTAACTATGCGCAACTCATGGAGATGTGTTTAAATGATATTTCACTATTCAGTGATGTCATTGACGATAATCTAGAACTGAGTAAGAAAACTAAACAACTAATACTTTAGGAATGAACTACGTTCATTCGTTCTTTTCACTTCGTTCAATCACTTTTTT